AAACTTGATATTGATACAGCAAAAAAAGAATAAAAGGGGACACTTGGATTAAATTTGAGTTATTCCTTGCAACAGAATTAGGAAAAACATTACAAGAACTCAGAATGAATATGACTGAGGCTGAGTTGATATATTGGGCTGGCTACTATGAGATAAGGGCTGAAGAAGAAAAAAAAGCGTTGCAACGACAAAAACACAATTCAAGGTAATATAGAGTAAAGGTTTTTTTATTTGTGGCAGAGGCAGTCGTTAGATTAAGAGTTGATGCCAGTGGTGCAACGAGGGCATTGAATGGTGTTCAGAATCAGACAAATAAACTACAAAGCTCATTTAATGGATTGAGAAATGCCATTGCTGTGAGTGGTATAGCACTTCTCGGAAGGCAAGCGGTTAGGACATCAGCTAACTTTGACAAATTAAATGTAAGACTTGGTTTACTTACAAAACAGAATGGCACGTTTGCCAGATCGCAACAAATAGCAGCAGACGCTCAGAAAGCTTTTGGACTAAGTGCAACAGAGGCTCTTGAGGGCATAACTGATATAACTGCAAGATTAGCTCCTTTGAATGTTGGTGTAGAAGATATTAAGTCAACTTTTTTCGGATTTAACACTGCTGCTAAATTAGCTGGAGCGTCAACTATTGAAGCTTCTAACGCATTTAGGCAGTTAGCTCAAGCTCTTGGCTCAGGTAGGCTTGCTGGTGATGAGTTTAGAAGTATATCTGAGCAGATTCCTACTTTACTTGCTCCTATAGCAAAAGAGTTAAATGTACCAATAGGAAGTTTAAAAGAATTAGCTGCTCAAGGAAAATTAACCAGTGATGTGGTGCTTAGAGCATTAAGAAAAATAGAACGTGATGGAGGTGCATCTTTAAAAGAATTAATAGAAAATGACCCAACACAAATATTTAAAAACTTTACAAATGCTACTGAAGATTTATCAAGAGCTTTTGGAACTCAATTAAGACCAGTAGTTGAAGAAGTTACTGAGTTATTGACTGAATTAATTAAACAAGTCACAAATTTTGTAAATTCACCTATAGGAAAAGCAGCAATTATTTTGACATCAATAGCACTTGCTGGAAAAGGTGTTGCAGCTATTTTACCCGCTGTAGCTTTAGGATTGCAGAAAGTAGCTTTTGCTGGTGGTTTAGCTGCTGTTGCCTTGAACGCTTTACCTTTCGTTGCTATTGCCACTGCCATAGGATTTGTCACCACTGCTATCATCGCTTTTATTGATAAACAGAAAGAAAAAACAAGATTAATTAAAGAGGGTGGCAAAGCAGAGTTAAAAGCTGCGATTGAATCTTTGAAAGCAGAAAGAGCAAAAGTAGCTTCACAAAAAAGAGGAACAGGATTACAACAAGAAAGATTAGATAAGCTAGATGAAGAAATAGAAAAACTTAGAGAACGATTAAGATTATTAAACAAATCAAATCAAGAACAAGAAGAAACAGAAAATAAAATAAAAAAACAAGAAAAAGCTGCTGAGAAACTTAAAGAAAAATATATGGAAATAGGTAAAGCAATAGAAGAAGGACTTGTACAGAATTTAACAGACGCTGTGATGGGAACAAAAACTTTGGCAGATGCGGCAATAAGTGTATTGAATCAACTTAAAAGAAAGCTTATTGAGGTAGCTATTCAGCAAGCGGTTTCTGGTTTTGGGAACTTTTTGGGAACTGCACTTGGTAGCATATTTGGCGGTGGTCGCCCTGCTGGGGCAGCAAAAGTATCAGCAGATTCATTAGCACTAGGTAAAGCAGCTTCAAAAGCCACAGGGATTCCTATGAACCTCCCGAAAGGCTCATTTGGTATTACAAAAAGAGAAAAAGGCGGTCCAGTTAATGCTGGCAGTACTTTTTTGGTTGGTGAGAAAGGCCCAGAAATGTTTGTTCCTTCAAGATCAGGTAGGATTATTCCAAACAATGCAATGGGTGGTGTAACAAATAATATAGTTGTTAATGTAGATGCCTCTGGTACTGCTGTTCAAGGTGATGATGCAAATGCAAGTCAGTTTGGAGAACAGCTTGCAGCAGCTATACAAGCTGAGATAATAAATCAAAAACGATCAGGAGGTCTACTTAACTAATGTCTAACCCTTTTGATAATTTAAAGCCTGTTTATAACACTAGGATTAATACACGCCCAAAAGTTAATGTTATAAGTTTTGGTGATGGGTTTGAACAAAGGTTAACAGAGGGACTGAATCAAAACCCTTTGTCTGTTAATTTAGTTTTTGAACTTTCGCAAACTGATGCAACATCAGCAATAGGTTTTTTAAATGACAGAGTAGATGATGGTGCATCTTTTAATTTTACATTGCCTAGTGAAACATCCTCTAGAAAATTTGTTTGTACTTCTTTTCCAAGAACTATTCCATTTCTTAATAGAGTAAGATTAACTTGTGTATTTAGGGAGGTATTCGAAGCGTAATGGCTATACCTTTTGAGGAACTAAATAAAATAAATCCTAGTCACATTATTGAGCTATTTGAGTTAGAGCTTATTGTCGGAAAACATATTGCTACAGGTAATCCGCAAGGTTTACCTACAATATACAGATTTCATGCTGGTGCTAACCTTAATTCATTTAGTGAATTAATTTATAGACAAAATTCATACCAAAGAGTAGCAGTTGAGACACAGGGTTTTGAAAAAAACAGTACAGGAAGCTTGTCTAGGCCAACAATAACATTTTCAAATTTAGGGGGTATTGTGAGAAATCCATCAACAGGTATTGCAAGAACAATGAGTGATTTTTTAGCTAATGTAAATAAAGTCACTCCTCATAATGATTTATTAGGAGCAAAACTTACAAGAAAAATGCCACTAGCTTCAGCGTTAGATGATGGCAATTTTATTACTGCCAGCAACCCTTTTAATCCAAACGTAGACACTTCAAATGGAACAGACGACAGATTGCGTGATGAAATATTTGTTATTGATAGAAAAGCTATTGAAAATAGACGTGTAGTACAGTTTGAACTTACACAGGCTCATGATTTAGAAAATAAACTAATACCACAGAGAGTCGTTACAAGGGATATATTTCCAGCCGTAGGGACTTTTGCTTAATGTCTAATTACATATGGGCTACAGAGGCATATAAACACGCTACAGAGTGTTATCCAGAAGAATGTTGTGGTCTTATCTTAGATATAGAAGGTAAGCACACATATTGGAAATGTAAAAACATATCAAAAGCATACAAGGAAAAATCATTCGTTATAGACCCTTTAGATTATGCAAGAGGTGAAGATCAAGGTGAGGTAATTGGTATTGTACACAGTCATCCTGATGGTGAACTGGCTTTTAGTCATACTGATAGAATGGCCTGTAAGTATTTAGATTTGCCTTTTTATCTTGTCGAACCTAAATCAGAGTCTATTATTGTTGTATATCCATCTGAAATAAATGATTAAATTAACTATTTATGGCAGATTAAGAAAATTTATTGGTCAGTCCACTTTTGAAATTAAAGCTAATAGTGCAAAAGAGGCTTTCAGTTTTTTAATAAACAATTTTGAAGGTGTAAGAGAACATATAAGAAATCAAGAATATTGTATTATGGCTGGTGATTTAAGACTTACAGAAGAATTAATAGATATGCAGACTAAAAGTGATATAAAAATTGTTCCTGTTGTTCATGGTGAAATTATACCTATCCTTTTTGGTGTTGGCGCATTTGTTGGAGCGGGTGCAATAACAGCAGGTACGTTTTTAGGTAGTACATTATTAGTTAACGCTTTAACTGCAATTGGTACAACTTTTATCATTCAAGGTGTTACTGACTTAATTACACCAGATCCACAACCTTACAACGCACGAAGGCAAGAAGATCCACAAGACCCTAGCTATAGTTTTAGTGGGCTTTTAAATAATACAAAACAAGGTGTTCCAATTAACATAATATATGGTGAAACATTAGTCGGAAGCACTGTAGTAAGTTCTGCTGTTGATACTTTTCAAGTCGTTAATGAAGAAGATTAATGTCATTTCCAAACGTCAATCAAACTAGAAATCCTAGTAGTAAATCTATTCCATCAAAGACTCCTCTACCAACAGATAAATTAAAATCTATTGATTTTGGAACTATTGTTGATTGTCTTGGAGAAGGTCAAATTGAAGGAAGTGCTACAGCAAGTAAAGCTGAAATTACAGATAAAACAAGCACTGCCTATAAAAATGCTTTTCTCAAAGATTTATTCTTAGACAATGTTGCTGTTTTACAGGCTGATGCTGATAATACAAATCCAGACCCATCTGAATTTAATTATCCAGAAGATCGGATTAGGTTTGAATTTCAAGATGGCACTGCAAATAATAAAGTTCTTTTTGCTGCAGAAAAACAAAGAATACCTATATCAGTAAATCCTTTAAATAATATATGTACATTTCCAGAAGGCGGAACAGCAACGGCAAGATCAGTAAGTATAGATGATGTTCGTATAGATACTGTAGAAGTTAAAATTAAATTTGATCAGTTTTTTAGAATAAAAAATAATGGAAATAGAACATCTACCTCTGTACAAGTAATAATAAAAATCAATCCTAATAATAATACTGATCCTATTACGATACATGACGACACTATAAATGGGAAAAGTTTTAACGCATATAGCAGAGATTATGGTATTGATTTGCGAGGCATAAAAGATGCAAACGGTAATCCACTTTATAACACAAATACTTCGGGTGAGTCTGGTTCATTTTTCCCAGTAGTGATAAGTGCTGAAAGAGGTAATCCTACTGGAGATACAAATACTTTTAATACTATGCGGTTAGATAAAGTTAATGCAATTATAAGAGAACCAAATAATTATCCAAATATTGCATATACAGCTTTAAGATTTAGCTCTGAAATATTTCAAAATGCCCCTCGTAGAATATTTAGGGTAAGAGGAAAACTTGTAAAAATTCCAAATAATGTAACAGTAGATTCAGCAAATGGCAGAATAATATATCCAAATAATTACACATTTAATGGAACTTTCAAAACAGATAAAGCTTGGACAAGCGACCCTGCTTGGGTTTTATATGATCTTCTAACAGACACTAGAAGTGGCTGTGCAATTCCTGAGTCTGAATTAGATCCATATACTTTTTATCGTGTTAGCACTTATTGTTCTGCTTTAGTGGATAAAAATATTGAAAATGAAGATGGAAATACTGATAATGAACAAGAGCCACGTTTTTCAATCAATGTAAATATTAATAATAGGCGTGATGCAATGACCTTGATTAAGGATATTTGTTCTGTGATGAGAGCAATACCATACTATGAAGAAGGAAAAATAAAGATCGCCCAAGACGCACCAAAAATTCATGAAAATCCTAGTGCTATAATTTTTGATTACGTTTTTAATAATGCAAATGTAGTAAATGGTGATTTTGTTTACTCTGGCACTTCTGCAAAAACTAGATTTAATGTTATAAATGTTTCTTATTTTGATCTTAGTACGCAAGAGATAGATTATGAAACTGTAAAAGATACTGTTGCTCAGGCAAATTATGGTACTCAAATTAAGACCATTAATACATTTGGTACAACTTCAAGAGGACAAGCGCAAAGGGTTGGAAGATGGTTTTTACAAACACAACAAAATCAAGTTGAATCAGTTGTATTTGATACAAATATTGCTGCTGGCTCTATTGTAAGTATTGGAGATATTATTGGCATTGCAGATAGAGTAAAAGCTTCGACTAGACGAGGCGGACTTGTTAAAGCAGTTAGCTCTAGTCAAGATGATTCAAATATAGATCTAATAACTTTAGATAATGCTGGTGCTACAAATTTACCAGATACAAGTGATAACGCAAAAATAAGCTGTATGTTGTCTAATGGAACTGTTGAAACAAAAACAATAGTTGATTATGTCACTGGTAATGTAGTAAAAATATCAGGAAATTTTACATCTGCGCCTGTACTTAATAGCCCTTTTATTCTTGAATCTGGTGAAGTACCTGTACAAGCATTTAAGGTAGTAAGTATTAAAGAAAACAAAAATAAAACTTATACAATTACTGGTATTAATTTTAACGAAAGTAAATATGCAGCGGTTGAAGATGGTACGCCACTTACATTTAAAAATTTTAATCTTACTACAAGTATTTTGCCATCACCTCAAATAACCGAAGATATAGAAAATAGAAAAGCTATTGAAGAAACCATAGTAATAAACAACAATAGACCTGTTCCAAAACTTTTTATTGACTGGCAATCTGTTGATGGTGCTTCTGGTTATGAAGTTGTTTACATAAAAGATGATGAAAACCCAGTAGTAGAGGTTACACAAGAGTCATCATTAGAAATATTACCGTCTGAAGCTGGAACTTATAAAATACAAATTTATACATTAAATTCAAGTGGGGAACGCAGTGCAACACCTACTGAAAGAATTGTTGATGTAATTGGTCTTACTGCTGAACCCGAAACTCCTACAGGTTTTGAAATAGAACCAATAAATAATTCACAAGTAAGATTAAGATGGACAAAAACAACTTCTTTAGACGTTGAATTTGGAGGGTTATGTGTTATTAGACATACACCTAATACATTATCTTCAGCTAGTTTTGCAAACTCAACTGTTTTAAATGAAAATATAAATGGTTCAACTAATGAGGCAATATTACCAGCTTTATCAGGTACTTATTCTTTAAAATTTCGTGATTTAGGTGGTAGACTTTCAACGACAGAGGCAAAAGTTGAATTAGCACTTCCAGAAATGGAAGATCAATTACAACTTAAAAATTCAAGTGGAAATGATTTTAGAGAAAATCCAAGTTTTGGCGGTAATAAACCAAATAATCATGTGGTGATTGATGCTGGTACTTTAAGATTAAATAACCCTGCAACATCATTAACAGGTTCATATGAGTTTTCATCAGTTTTAGATTTTGAAGCTGTTTATCAAAACATAAGAATTGTAAGACATCTTAAAACTGAGGGTTTTTTAGTGTCAGATGATTTTGACTCTATTCCTGATTTAGATTTAAGAGATAATTTTGACGGTGAAGGTAGTGACCGTTTGACATCAAATTTGCAAGTACAAACATCACAAGACAACTCAAGTTTTACAACACCCGCCAATGTAATAAATGGCTCTTTTAATGCTAGAGCTTTTAAATTTACAGCAAATCTAACTTCTGTTGATGTTAACGAAAACATAAAATTTACAGAATTAGGTTTTGATGCTTTTTTGCCATCAAGAACAGAAAATAAATATATTGATTCATCTACTGGAAATGTTAAATCTAGTCCTATTAGTTCAACTAACTCAGCAAATGGTTTTGATGTAGTTTTTGCAAATAGATTTTTTACAGGAACAAGTGATATTGGTGGCTCAACTACTGAGTTTTTACCTTCGATAAACATCACTCCATTTAATTTACCTAGTGGAGCTTATTTTATTATTAAAGAAGATGTAGATGGTAATTTTTTAAATGCTGCAAATCAAAACGTCAACGGTACTGGTTTTAATATAATATTTAAAAATTCATCAAATACACCTATAAATGTGAAATTTTCCTTTCAAGCGTTAGGATATGGTAAAGGTGCTTAATTAAATGGCAAGAGTTGATAACATTGGTAAAGAAACAGTAAGTAATTTTCAGCCTGCTAACGGTTCTGGCTCCGCTGTAAGAACAGCAATGAAAAACATATTTGAAGCATTAAGGACTGTTAATAGTGGTGACGGAGATCCTTCTGGTGATGCTAACGTCGCAGCTTATCAATTACACATAAATACAACTAATGCAGGTGCAAGCACACCAGAATCCCTGTTAAAAATAAAACACCCAACAGATACAGGTTTTGTTACTTTAGGAAATGTTTTAGAAACAAACTTTGGCTTTTATTCAGCATCAGGAGGAGTTCTTACAGGTAATATTTTAGGTAATAACAACACAGGAGCAAGCGCACCATCATTTAGTTTTAATAGTGATACAAACACAGGAATGTATAGGGCTGCATCAAATACTATAGGCTTTTCAACAAATGGAGTAGAAAGAGCATTAATAAGCAATAATGGCATTGATATAAAAGATGGACTTGCTTTAAGATTGCAAGATTCTAGTGGTTCTCCTTTTGTTGCTATAAAAGCACCTTCTTCTTTAAATGCTGACTTAACTTTAACTTTACCTGTAGCCGCCCCTACTGCAGCATCTACTGTTAATGAAGGGGCTGGATATGCATTGATAGCCATTGATGAAAGTGGTTCATTAGGTTGGGGATTGGCCGGTGGCGCGGAGGGTGCTGCTGGTAGTAATAACCAAGTTTTTTGGGAAAATGATCAAGCAGTTACAGATAGTTATACAATTACAACTGGCAAAAATGCTGGTAGTTTCGGGCCAATTACAATAAACTCAGGGGTCACAGTTACAGTTGGTTCTGGTCAAACATGGACTGTAGTTTAAAACTTTATATAATAAATCTATGAGTCAACTTAAGGTTAATAGCATAGTTCCTACAGGTGGTTTATCTATTGGGGCTTCTGGTGGAATAATTCAAATTGTTTCCTCAACAAAAACTGACACTAACAGTTCAAGTTCGACAAGTTTTGTAGACACAGGATTAACAGCTTCTATTACTCCATCAAGCACTAACAATAAGATATATATAGTATCGTCAATATATTGGTCGCATACTGGCGGTCCAGCTATGGTGCTTAACTTGGTTAGAGGAACCCAAAATATATCTCAACCTTCAGTAACGTCTGGTGCGCACGCTGGAACGGTTGCTGCATGGGTAAACGAAAGATCACTCAGTAGTCATACTATTACATTTTTGGATTCTCCTTCATTTACTCAAGGGGATACTCTTACATATAAAATTCAATGGAAAAGTACTAACGGTCAAACTATTTACCTTAATCAATATGCAGTTAATAATACTCAGTATCATGGTACAAGTACAATAACATTATTTGAGGTGTCTGGATGAGTTTAGATCACGAAGCAATAAGAAAAGCATATCCTTCTGTCGTAACTATTGATGATAGCACTGGTGCTTTTGATAAATACGGTAATTTTATTACACTTGATAACAGTCTTATAACAGCTGCACGAAATACATTAGACGCTGAATCAGCAGCAATAGCTTATCAATTTACAAGGCAACCTCTTTACCCATCTTTGGGAGATTTTGCAGACGCTATGTATTGGAATAGTAAAGGAGATTCAAGCAAGCTAACAGCGTATTATGAAGCTTGTGAAAAAGTTAAAACAGACAACCCAAAACCTAGTTAATTATGAGTACATTATCTGTTAATACTATTAAAAGTCTAAATACAAATGGTCCTGTATTTCAAAATTCTAGTGGAACGGAAAAAGGTCGATTAGCAAAAGCATATGTGAATTTTGATGGTGGGTTTGGTACATCACCTTTTACCATAGCTAATGGTGGTATTCGTACTAGTTATAATGTAACTTCGGTCACTGATACCGCTAAAGGGAGATACACAATTAATTTTGTTAGTGGTACTTTTACAAATATAAATTATATTGCTGCTGGTATTGCTGGAAACTATAATGCAAATACAACTAATGTCTTTGGCATCATGCCTGATGGCACAAGGACAGTAACAGCATTTCCGATTAGAGTAAGAGGTGGGGGTGAGCCTGCTGATAAACCAGACACAAATCTAGTTTTTTTTGGAGATTAGTTATGTCTATACTTAAAGTCAACACAATACAAAATGCAAGTGGTAGCAATGCCTCAACTACTGACAATATCCAACAGGGCATAGCAAAAGCATGGGTTAATTTTGATGGCGGTGGTACGTTAACATCATCAGATCAGTCTGGTGTTAGAGATTCATTTAACATATCTTCAGTCGAAGATAGTGCTGCTGGTGTTTATACAGTAAATATAAACACTGATATGGCAGATACTAATTACGTTGTTGTTGTAACTGTTGAAGCTGGCACTGATAATGACCAAACATCAGAAGGTGGTTTGTTATTTCAAAACAGTACAAAAACTGCTGGATCGTTTAAAATAAGAACAGGAGATACCGAAACCAATAATAATGATGATTATGGTGGTGTAAATGCTGTTGTTTTTGGCGATTAATAATTTTTTGATATACTAAAATAAAAAAAACTTATGGCTAATTCAGACAAAAGATTTATCTATGAGAATGATGACGGTAGTATTTCTATTGTCTATCCAGCAGATAATACAGATTTAACATTAGATGAAATTAAAGCTAAAGATTGCCCTAGTGGTAAGACAGTCTATACTGTAGATAAATCTGCGATTCCTACTGATAGGAGTTTTAGAAACGCTTGGACTTATACGGAGTAGATTATGGGGTTTGGTATAGATATGGCAAAGGCCAGAGAAATTCATAAGAATAATATTCGTGCTGCAAGAGAAGAAAAATTTAAAGAACTTGATATTGAATTTCAAAAAGCACTTGAAACTGGTGCGTCAACAACAGACATTGTTGCAAAAAAACAAGCACTTAGGGATGCCCCTGCAGATTCTGGGATTGCGGCTGCTAGTGATACTGATGCATTAAAAGCACAATGGAAAACTGATATACTAGGCTCATCACCTTATAGTTAAATGGCTATTATTGCTGGAACTTATGATTTTACTGTTCAAAGAAGGGCAGATCATACAGAATCTATAAGAATTACAGATAGTAATGATGATCCGGTTGACCTCAGCGGAGCAACAATAGCTGCTCAAGTGTGGGATAAAGAAAGGACTGGCAAGTACGCAGACTTCCAGATCGCTTATACAAACAGAACTAACGGTGAATTTACAATGAGTTTGACATCTAGTCAAACTCTGCAGTTTACACCAAATGAATTAGCATACGATATTTTAATTTTAAATTCAGCTGGCAAGCGTGAATATTATTTAGAAGGTAATATATTTGTAAGTGAAGGATATACAACTATCTAATGAGCAAGATTAACATAACCCAAAATAAAAACACTGTTACTGTAAATGGTGAGACTAGAGTTGTCACTGTAAAAACTCAAGGGCCTCAAGGTATTCAAGGGCCTCAAGGTGCTCAAGGTGAGGATGGCACTGCAACTATAACTCTTGGAACAACTTCTACAGGTGATGCTGGCACTAATGCTTCTGTGACTAATACTGGAACATCTACAGCAGCAATTTTAAATTTCACAATTCCAAAAGGTAATACAGGAGCCACAGGAGCCACAGGAGCCACAGGAGCCACAGGTGCAACTGGGCCCACTGGCCCTCAAGGAGATAAAGGTGATACTGGAGATACTGGAGCGCAGGGGCCTCAAGGTGTTCAAGGTAATACAGGAGCAACTGGGCCACAAGGAGATCAAGGTGTTCAAGGAGCTACAGGTGCAGCAGCAACAATTTCAGTAGGCACTGTAACTACAGGAAGTGCTGGAAGTAGTGCTTCAGTAAGTAACTCTGGAACTTCAAGTGCTGCAACTTTTGACTTTACAATTCCAAGAGGAGACACTGGTGCTACAGGAGCAACAGGAGCAACAGGAGCTACTGGGCCACAAGGTATACAAGGTATACAAGGTATACAAGGGCCAGCAGGCAATGATGGATCAGATGCGACAGTTAATTCTAGCAATGTAAATGCTGCTGGTGCGGTAATGAATACTGACACAACAACTGCTGCAATGAGTTTTGTGGTTGATGAGGATAATATGTCATCTGATAGTGCGACTAAAGTACCAACGCAACAATCAGTAAAAGCATATGTAGATACTGAAGTTGCTGGTATTGTTGACTCTGCTCCAAGTGCATTAAATACATTAAATGAGCTTGCTGCTGCTCTTGGAGATGATGCAAATTTTTCAACCACTGTCACTAATTCAATAGCAGCAAAACTACCTTTAGCTGGCGGTACAATGACAGGCAACATTGTAATGTCTGGTTCGCAAACCGTTGATGGAAGGGACATTTCTGCTGATGGAACAAAATTAGACACAATAGAAAGTAATGCAACCGCAGATCAAACAGATTCAGAAATTAAGACTGCGTATGAAAATAATTCTGATACAAATGCTTTTACAGATGCAGAAAAAACAAAATTATCAGGAATTGAAGCATTAGCTACAGCAGATCAGACAGCCAGTGAAATAAAGATTCTTTTACAATCTGATAAGTTAACAGTTTCCGAAATAGCTGATGATGCGATAACTGCTGATAAATTAGCAAACTCTATCAACACTGAAATAGCAGCAAATACAGCTAAAGTTACTAACGCAACTCATACAGGTGATGTCACTGGCTCGACTGATTTAACTATTGCCGATGATGCTGTAACCTATGCCAAAATACAAAATGTGTCAGCTACAGACAGGATTTTAGGGAGAGATTCTGCTGGTGCTGGTGTAATAGAAGAAATAACCCCAGCAAATTTACGCACCATGATAAACGTAGAAGATGGTGCAACTGCTGACCAAACAGATGCGGAAATAAAAACTGCCTATGAAAATAATTCAGACACTAATGCTTTCACTGATGCAGAGAAAACTAAGTTATCAGGAGTAGAAGCTAACGCTACAGCAGATCAGACAGATGAAGAAATACAGGATATTGTAGGGGCTATGCTTACAGGTAATACTGAATCGGGTATTACAGTAACGTACCAAGATGCTGATGGGACTATTGATTTTGCTGTGGCATCTCAAACAGATGAAAACTTTACAACAGCAGATCATTCAAAACTTGATGGAATAGAGAGTAATGCCACTGCCGATCAAACTGGTGCGGAAATTAAAAGTTTATACGAAGGAGAAAGCGATACAAATGCTTTTACAGATGCTGACCACACTAAGCTAGATGGCATAGAAGCTAGTGCTGATGTAACTGATGCAACTAATGTTGCTGCCGCTGGTGCGTTAATGGATGGTGATTTTACATCCAATGGTTTTTTAAAACGCACTGGTGCTGGTAGTTATACAGTTGATACTAATACATATTTAACTTCTGTTCCTTCTGGTTATTTACAAAATTTAAGTGAAGATAGCTCTCCACAGCTAGGCGGAGATTTAGATATGAACTCAAATTTTATATCCAGTGGGATTCTAGGTATTAAAAATACAGGTTCTCAATCAGAACTACGTTTGTATTGTGAATCTAATAATGCTCATTATGCAAGTATAAAAGCACCAGCCCACGCTGATTTTTCTGGTGATTTAACTTTTACTCTTCCATCAGGGTATGGATCTAGTGGTCAAGTTTTACAATCAAATGGATCGGGTGGGACATCTTGGGTAGCACAGACAACAGCATATACTAATTCAAGTGTTGACTCACATCTAAATACAAGTAGCGCATCTAGCGGTCAAATACTTAGCTGGAACGGATCTGATTATGCTTGGGTTGCAGATCAAACTGGTGGTGGAGGTGGTGGAGGTATAAGCAACGTTGTAGAAGATACGACACCTCAACTAGGAGGAAACCTTGATATGCAGTCGAATAATATTACTGGAACTGGTACTATTACAGCAAATAGTGTTGCTTCTTCTGCTAACGGTATGAGAAAAATTACAGCATCCACTTCCGCACCCACAAGTTCTGATGGGGCAGATGGGGATGTTTGGATAAAATATACAGCTTAAATTATGGCTACTTTTTACGTTGATTATGAAGGTTCAGCAGGCTCAGGAGATGGATCTTCTTTTGCTAATAGGGCAAGTAAAATACAAGATATCAGTTATTCGGGTGGAGACACTATAAGAATTAAAAAAAGTCCTGATCCTACATCATTAGGAACTGGAAAAGTAAAGAGAACACAGCCCCACGCTGGATATAATCAAAGGAATATAGCTAGTGGGAAAATAAATTTCAGTACAACAGAAGGTGAGTCTGCGATTACAGATTTATCTAGTGCCAGCTATCAAGGTTTTGAAGATGGTGATGTCCTTCATTTTCATAAGAATACATCATCTGCTGGAGAAAATTTAAACGGTCTTTACGAATTAGAGGTAACTGATCCCCATAATGTTAATGGTAATGGAACTATAAAATTTAAAAAGTTTACAAGCACACAAAACTCTGGAACTGCAAGCACTCATTATTATTATGCAAGTAGTTCTTTTTCAATAATTTTAAATACTGATAATATTACAAAATCTATAGCCTGTAGGGATGCCATGAGAGATGCGTTTACGGCTGTAAGTGGAGTTACTACAAGTTCATGTGTACATACAACTACAAGTTTTAGTAGTGACGTAGATTGGACACTTGGAACAGGATCTGATAGGTTTCAAATTCCTAGTTCACAATCAACAGGAAAAGTAGCTCATTTCCAACTTCCTAGCACTTTAGACCTCTCAGGGTATCAACAAATTTCGATGATGGTAAGGAGGAAAAATTATAGCAATAGTGATGCTTTATGTAGTATTAGACTTTGTACAGATACAGCAGGGGATACATCAGTACATACAATTCCTATAAAATTGTTCAAAGGGAGGCCAGATTCATTCATACCTGTAGTTGTAGATCTTGGTACTAATTTAAACTCTTCTATAAATTCAATAGCTCTTTATTTAGATACTGCAGGGACTACTGTTGATCTATATATTTCTAATATAGTTGCGTGTAAAGCTTCTTCTTCTGCTGATAGCTTAACTCATCAAAGTTTAGTTGGTTTAAATACTACTGCTGATTTTGTATGGTATCCAGTTATGGCTATATGGGATAACATTATTTTATTAAGAGTAGGCCCACCAAATAACTCTAACGGTGGTTATTATTCTGGAGTTTATGGTTATTTTTCTGCGAGTAACGATAATGCAACTATATATAAAAGAGAACCTATAAGTATTGCTGGAAGATCATCAGGTATTCCTATTTATTCTTCCCATATCTTTGATAAAGTTGATAACAATAAAGATGGTACAGAAGGTAGCCCTACAATAATTTCTGCTGGCTGGGATGATACAAATATGTCTACACAAAACGGTAAAACATTTCTTTATGGCAATGGTTATGGTCGTGTTTTACGGATTTATGCTGATTATGTAAATGTAGAAAATTTTTATGCTTCTTATTTCTATGATCATATTTATGCAACTAGCGTCAATAATCTTTCTTTAAATAATGTAGGCGGATCTGTTTGCTACTATGCTATTTTTTATTTTGAATATGTCACTTTTAAAAAATTAAATATAGATTTTGCGTTTGGCATACAAAGTCATATGTTGTACTTACGATATTGCACACAAAACACAACTGATAGTGATTATGCCAATGATTTTAATTTAAAATATCTTCAAGGGTCTTCTGAGTCTCACACATTTTATCCACAATATAATTATGGAGAATGGAAATGGGGGATTATAAGAACAGAGGGCATGGGTAGTGGTTTTCGTACATGGAGTCAATCAGAAACTTGGACAATAAATTATCTGTATGCTGGTAATACTTTTTCATCTTATGCACTGTATGTTAATCAAAATATCCATATAAAAAACTTAATTTATAGCGGTAGCAACCACGGAGCATATGTCAGTTCTGGTCAAACTTTGATTGTTGATGATATTGAACATACCGAAATAGGACTTAACCCTTCAACTTCTAACTTAAATGGCAGTCGTCAAGGTAGAAGGTATGGTCGCAGTTGTGGTGGTACTTCTTGTATGCAAATAAACCCAGCAGCTAATGTAATTATAAAAGACGGTGTTGTTGGTAAGAAATTTTATATGTATGGAGGAACAGTAAAAGCTCAAGGTTTAGAAATATTAGAATCAACTGACGGTACTTGGAATACTGACAATGGTGGCAAAATATTAATGAGAGATTATGACAATCAATCAGGAGTTTTTAGAAATAGTTTTTATAGAGGCACATTAGAGCCAGAAACAAGTGTACGTCATACAGCAAGCGGTTATGCTTGGAAATTTACTTTTAATTCAACTAACACAAGTGTAATTCCCATAGATTTAGGAAAGATAATTGTTAATAATGGTAGTCTCGTAACAATAGGACTTTGGACATATAAAACTGCTGCTGACAAATATATAACTTTAAAAATAGTAAATAATCCACAACTAGGAATGACTGCTGATATAACTGCTAATAATACAAGTGCAAGTAATAATACTTGGACAAAAATAGAAGTAACTTTTACACCATCAGCACAAGGCCCTGCCGAAATACAAGTAATCGGACAAAGCACAGGAGTTAGCAGTTCGACTTACTGTTATTTTGATGATCTGGAGGTAGCACAAGCCTAATGAAATATACAATTACACATTCCATTGAATTAGAAAATAACAAGAAAAACTTTTATGTAATTATAAGGGGGGATCAAACACAAGAAATAAAAGGCACTAATGATACAACTGAATCTGAAATTGAAGCTTATGTTGATAATTTATTAGAATGTATTGCAGAACAAGAAGCAAGAGATAAGAAGATGGAAGAAGCATTATTAATAGAAGAAGAAGATGGCTAACGAAATATACGTTAATGTTAATGGCACTTGGAAACAGGCAAATGCTTACTATGTGAATGTTAGTGGTACTTGGAAAACTGGTAGTGAATTTCAAGTTAAAGTTTCTAGTGATTGGAAAGGAGGTACTGTAGCAGGGTCAGGTGGGTTACTATCTGTTGATGATATTTTAACTTTAGATATATTGGATTGGTCTTTACCTAGTATTGGTAATTTTGATACTAAGAGTGCTGTAGGTAGTGATTCATTAGATGTATTAGATTGGTCATTACCAGTTGTAGGTTTACAAAGTTCTAGTTAAACTGTGGTCATGAATAAATCTTTTATTGAAAAACAAATCCTTGAGTGGGAACAAGAGATCATAAAACAAAACGCTTATGTTTTGAAATTAGAAGGTGGAGTACAGGCTTATAGATTGCTTTTACAAAAACTAAATGAAGAATCAAAAGTAGCTGAAGAGGTAGAACCCGAAAAAAAGTAAATATTGAAGGTATATTAATCAGGAATTGTCCTGTTTGCGGTAATACCTTCAAAACAATGGAGCAAAGACGTATTTATTGCTCTAATGCCTGTAAGACAAAGTCATGCAGAGCTAGAACTACGAATCTACTTTAGGTGTCATTTGTCTAGTCATTATTCCACCTAAAATGTACAAAGGGCCAAGAGTGGGAATAATTAACAAACAAGATATAATTAAAGTGTGAGAAATTGCTTTCAGTATTGCCTGTTTAACCATGATTGATCGTGCTATAAAAATTATTTCCATCTTGTCATTCTTGATGTCAATTTCAATGGCAGCTTTTGGATATGTAGCAATTCGCTATATGGGAAGCCCTGAGTTTGAGAGGACTTTGAAAAACAAGATTATGGGAAGTCTGGAAGATAAATTACCAGATGTCATGGGAAAACAGATGCCAGATTTCACAGGGCCATCTGTACAAGTACCAGAATCAAAAAAGGTGAATCCACTTGGAAATCCCAAGAATTGAAATACCACAAATACGGATAAAAGAAATTTATATTCCCAGAACAAGAACGTGGGAACAATATCCAACAATTTTGGACATTATTGATAAACCAAAGCTTGATTATCCTGTAGTCAGTTATCCAACATTCAAGGCTTTACAATATCACCCTGATAAATTTATTCCAACAGATCCAGTTAAACAGCCAGAACAAAAGCAACCAGATATACCACAGCCGCCAGAATATAAACCTAAAACTAAAAAAGATAAAGAGTTCTTTGTCAAATGTCCCAATGAAGATAATATTCCAGTAGGAAGCTACCCTAATGATCTCAAGTTACAAGTGGTCATAGGTCATTCTGTAAAAAATGGTAGATGTTATGAAATCTTCAGAGATTCAACCTTTATTGAGAAATGGATACCTAGCACTCCTGTTCTTGTTAACACTTCAATTATTGCTGTTACTGCGGCTGGTTCACCTATCATAGCCAATTTACTCAAAAACCTCATCAAAACAGCTATCAAGCGTTTAACTAAATCTAAAGATAAATCAAAGGTACAAACATAAGCAAGCAAAATTACAAGCCCCTTACAGGCGATTTTGAGTGGACTTAATTTACTTATTAAGCTCAATTTTGTGTGTATGAGGGATAACTTGGTTTTTTGGCGGTGTACTTACTATGTCAGAGCAAAGCCCATAGTAGTCACTGGTTTTTGAATATTCAGCACCACTGACTCTAAGTTCATGGCAATTTTTTAGTCTGGCCAATTCGTAGTTCAATCTGGCTGTCGATAATTGTTGCCGCATTATCTTTTCCTGAGTGGTCGCACTTTTGAGGCAAGCAGTTTGAAAACGTCTATCAAGTGGTACAGATATTGTGGCCGCTATCCCAAAATTAAAAGATGTAGAATCTTTGTTTCCACTGTAATTTTCTCTGTAGAAGAGAATTTCACCAGCATTTGTTAGCTCTCCTGTTTCTGGGTCTGTTGCTTCGTTGTAGACTGGTGTATGGAAAATGTAGTCTTGAGGACGCTTTATTGCAACGGAAGTTGTAGCGAATGGGCTAACAGATAATGTAGCTCCAGAGCATTGAATACCAGCACCATAAGAATTTTCTGTCATAGGGCCTGTTAAAACTTGGGTTGCAAAATTCGATACTGAAGATGATGTATTGCTCTGTGGATTGGCCACTGCTGATGTGTTTGCGTAACTAGGTAAACAAGAAAAAAGGGTTATTAGTTGGAAAATATAATGGTAGTATCTGTGACAATTTCTGATTCTACTGTTCTTGTTATGTCGATTATTGATTCTAAAGAGGGGCCTTTGTAAAATTCTGAGAACTGAAAGCTTTCTGATGTTTGCTGCCAGTTTGGTTTTTGATCTAGATTTAAGCCTGTCCATTCATAAGTAGTTCCATTTACAGTTTCTGTCACTGTGGCATTTGGCATGGATATTGAATCACAGTTGCCGCATGAGATACCAGAACCAGTGACACTGTAGG